GAGCGCCATGATCAATGCCACGATGCCGTCGATCTTGTTCTCTGCTCGCTCCTTGCGTGGGTAAATGTTGTCTTTGACGTCCAGGTGCGCCACCACGTTGCTGGCCATCCAGGCGAGCACCGGGTCTCCGTCATGGGTGAGCTTCCTCTGAAGCACCAGGGCTTCAAGCGTCTTCATCGGCTCGCTGAAGTTCAGCACTGTCGGTCGCACTTCGATCATGGGCAGGCCTTCTGCCAGCATCCGGGTGGACAGTTGGGTAGCCTGGAACGGGTCGAAGGCCACCGCTTGCACTTCAAAGCGCGAGGCCAACTCCAGCAGGTCTGCCTCGATCCAGCCAAAATCAATCACGTTGCCAGGCGTCACTGTCAGACGCCCAGTGCGCATCCAACCGTCGTACTGGCTGTTGCCAGCAGCGCTTATCGTGTCCTCTGGCAGGTAGTACTTGCCAAAGACCACGTAGGCGTCAGCCATCTCGGGATGCGGGAACACCTGCACCAACGCAGCGATGTCTGTCTTGCTGGCCAGATCCAGTCCGATCCAGCAAGGCTGGCCAGTGAAGGCTTCGATGTCGAGCGTTGGATCACCGCAAGCATCCCAAGCCCGCATGTCCATCCAGGCGGTGTCTGCATTGACCCACTCATTGAGGTGCTTGGTCTTGAAGTTGTTGACAGCGCTGGGCAGTTGCATGGCCTTGGCCTGCAAAGGAAGCAGGACTTCCGGCTTTACCGATATGCCCCAGTTTGGGTTCGCCTTGATCAGCGCACTCTCAACAGTCCAGTCATCCCCGTCGTCCAAGCCATAGATGATCCCGAACTGGGAGTCATCCTCGAACACGCCGTCCAGCAATTTGGTCACGAAGGTCCGGACCTCGTAGCAAATGCCAGCGCGATTGCTGCCTGCCGTGGTGATCACCCAAAGCAGCGAGTTATCTCGCTTGCCAGTCCCGGTCTCGACTACGTCGTAGACAGTGCGGGTCTTGTGGGCGTGGAGTTCATCCACGCATCCGAAGTGGATGTTCAGGCCGTCCAGAGTCGAGCCCTCGGCCGAGAGGGCTTCAAACTTGGAGCCTGAGGCCAGCACGTGCATGTTGTGGGCGCCGACCTCCACCGAAAACCTGCGCCGAAATCCCGGGCTGCGCCTGGCCATGGTCTGCGCGTCGCCAAAGACGATCCTCGCCTGATCGCGGGTCGTGGCCAGGGAATACACCTCGGCACCGCCTTCACGGTCGGCAGCCAGCATGTACAGAGCCACGGCCGACGACAAGGTCGACTTGGCATTGCCCCGGGGCACCTCGATGTACGAGCGCCGAAAGCGCCGCGTGCCATTGGGTTTAACCCATCCAAAGACCGTCGTGAGGATGAAGGCCTGCCAAGGCTCCAGTTGGATCGCCTCGCCGGCCAGCGGCCCCTTGACATGGGGCAGTCGCTCGATGAACGCGCAGAGGTTGTCGGCTGGCTGGAAGGCCCTGCCGTCCTTGTCCGTGAGCCTGGGGTTGAACAGGTAGGGGCTCGCCTTGCCTTTGAACTTGGCGAGGTCATCCAGTTGTCTTTGGCAGGCCTTCTGCACCCATCGGCAAGCGAGGATCTCCCCAGTGACCACCTGCTCGGCGTACCGTTTAGCGGCCGCCGCGTAATTCGAAGCGTCCATCAACCGGCAATGTCCGCCCAGGGATCAAAGGCGTCTTCGGCAGGCTCAATGGGCAAGGCCACCCTCGAGCGTGACGCTGGTGTGAAGCCCATCTCTGTAGCCGCCTTGGTCATGATCTGGGCCTGCTTGTTGGCGATGGCCAGGTATGGCGACTGCATCGGCACCCCAGTGTTGGGGGCTTTGACCAACAACCCAGTCTTGGCAATCCCAGCCTGAGCCTTGCGGTAGAGGTCAGCGGCGCAGGCCCAAATCTCCAGCACCGACATGTCCAACCGCTTGAGCAGATGGGGCGGCGCGCATTCCAGCGCGTAGCGCCAGGCTGCCTTGGCCCCCTCGGGCATGTAATCCGGCGGATCGACCAGGTCCCCTTGCGGCTTGGGTTCCCGCAGGTTCGTGCGGCACTTCTGGAGCGTTCCTTTGATTTGCTTGACCTTGGTCGGCAGCGGCTTACGACCGGCCATGTATGTCCTCATCCGGGGGGATCCCCCCCTGTTTCAATTTGCACGCGGAAAAATTTGGGCAGGCGCGCGCATCGCCGCCGCCCAACCTTAGAGATTCGACCCCCCTAGGGGGGGCTAGCGCCTGACAGCAGTCTCTCTGGCCGTCTTGCGGTTGTGGCAAGAGACGCAGAGAGGCTGCAGGTTGGCCCTATCAAAGCGGGCACCACCGTCCTTCAGCGGCACCACGTGATCCACCACCCCAGCCGCAACCAGGCGATCCTTGGCCTTACAGACCACGCAAAGGGGGCTCTCGCGCAGCACTGCCGCCCTCAGCACCCGCCAGTCCTTGGACTGGTAGAAGCCCACCTCGGCATCGAAGCCACGCCTGGCGCGTCCGTAGTCCTGGTGCACGCTGCCTCGGTGTTTGGGGCAAAAGCCCGGGGTCGCCAGCACCGCCCCGCAGCCTGGGTACCGGCACGGCGTGGGGGCACGGCGAGGCATCGTTAGTTCCTAGCAAAAAGATGCGGAACACCCGCAGATTCGACTTGGCTTCCTCGTGGAACAGAGCGTTCATACGAACACCATCAACCAAGCCAAGGAGCAACGCATGAAAGCCAAAGACCCAAGCGAGCAGCTCGAGCAGATCGCTAAGGAGCATCTGTTCATCGAGACCTTACAGACCCAGAACAGCGACCGTCTGGACTTCCACGATGTGAGCGTCTGGGGTGTCAAGGCTGCGCTGGAAGCGGCCTTTGAAGCTGGCCGCAAAGCCGCCATCGCCAATCAAGCACCCATTTCCACCCAATCGTGATCGGAGAGCACCATGACCACGCAACTCACGCCAGCCCAGCACGCCATCCTGGCCTACGCCCATCAGCAAACCGAGGGCAAGATCACTTGGTTCCCCGTGAACATCAAAGGCGGCGCTCGCAAGAAGGTGATCGACGGCCTGCTCAAGCGCGCTCTGATCACCTACGACGGCACCGACTGGTTTGTTGCTCCCGAGGGCTACGAAGCCCTGGGTGTGCCCCGCAAGGCACCGATCACGAGCCAGGCCCTCGACGAGGTCATTGAAGCCGCGACAGATGCCAAGCCCCGCACCCGCGACAACAGCAAGCAGGCCCAGGTGATCGCGATGCTCAAGCGTCCCGAAGGCGCCACGATCGCGAGCATCTGCGAGGCCACCGGCTGGCAGCAACACACCGTGCGCGGTACCTTTGCCGGCGCCTTCAAGAAAAAGCTCGGCCTGGACATCACATCGACCAAGGAGGCGGGCGGGGAGCGGGTCTACCGGATTGCCAGCTAGGCGACCAGCGCCTCGGCGTCCACGAAGCGCGTGCCATCTGCACGCGTTGCTTCTTTCCCGGTCCAGTCCTGCCACCGCCGAACGATCACGTCGACGTACTTGGGATCGAGTTCTATGAGCCGCGCGCGACGCCCGGTCTTCTCGCAGGCAATGAGCGTCGAGCCTGAGCCGCCAAACGGATCGAGAACCAGATCGCGGGTCTTGCTGCTGTTGCGCACCGCACGCTCCACCAGTTCGACCGGTTTCATGGTCGGATGCAGGTCGTTCTTCTGCGGCTTCTTGACGTTCCAGACGTCACCCTGATCGCGCGCACCGCACCAGTAGTGATCGGTGCCGTCACGCCACCCGTACAGGATCGGCTCGTACTGGCGCTGGTAATCGGCGCGGCCGAGCGTGAAGGTGTTCTTGGCCCAGATGATGAAGGTTGACCAGCGACCGCCTGCACCGCGGAACGCCGACTGCAGGGTGTCCAGTTCAGATGAACTCATGGCGATATAGACCGCGCCCTTGGTGTGCGTCAGGATGTTCGCGCATGCATCCAGCAGGAAGCTGCCGAAGCCTTCGCCCAGGTTGTCGTTCATGATGGGGCGATTCTTGCCGCGCATCTTGTCCTTGGCCGTATTGGCGTAGTTCACGTTGTAGGGCGGATCGGTGAAGGTCATGTCGACCAGTTCGTCGCCCAGCAACGCCGCGTAGTCATCGGCCTTGGTGGCATCGCCACACAGCAACTTGTGCTCGCCCAGGATCCAGATGTCGCCAGACTTCGAGATCGGGTTCTCGGTGACTTCGGGCACGGCATCTTCATCGGTGAGGCCATCCTTCGTGGCTTCCTCACCAGCGATCAGTGCTTCCCACTCCTCTTGCGAGAAGCCGGTCAGGCCGAGGTCGAAGCCAGCGTCCTTGAGTTCAGCCAGCTCGATGCCAAGCAGTTCATCCTCCCAGGACGCGTTCTCGCCGATCTTGTTGTCGGCCAGGATCAGGGCACGCCGCTGCGTGTCGGTCAGATGGTCCATGGGTACAACGGGCACCTCTGCGAGACCGAGCTTTCGAGCGGCCAGTAGGCGTCCATGGCCCGCAATGACATTGTTGGATCCGTCAATCAGGATCGGCGCACCCCAGCCAAACTCCCGGATGCTGGCGGCGATCTGCGCCACCTGCGCATCCGAATGCTGCTTGGCGTTGCGGGCATAGGGGATCAGCACATCGACTGCGCGGTATTCGAGTTTCAGAGGGTTCATTTGAGAGCCAGAAATGCAAAAACCCGCGCCGGCAGAGTCGGTCGCGGGTTACGGGGTAGGCGTCATACGGTGCGGGTGCACTGCTCAAGACGCTGTCCAGAAGATAGCTGAAATACTACGCCATCGAAGCTGTTTTGTTGCAGGCCGTTTTCTGGTTGATCTGGACATTCAAAGCAAGACAAAGACAACCAGCCAACGCATTACCCTAAATTGCTCAGGTTTTTGGATGGCATTGCGCACCCTGCAGAGCCATTGAGCTGGACCGCGACCAGTTCCAGTGCCCGCTGCCAGCGCCGCCACGCCGTGGTGCGGTCGCAAGCGAAGCGGCGTGTGATCTCGCGCCAGCAATAGTTGTCGGCGCGCATCCACACCAGGTGACGCTGCTCGACCTCCAACCACTGCACCCAGCGCATGACTTCGAGCATTCGATCAATGGCTTGCGGACTCGGCGGAAACGGGCGGTAGCCTTGATCTTCTAGCCCGAGCATTTCCCAGGGCTGCCGCACGATCTGCGGCCAGGTGTTGAAGTAGCCCTGAACTCGGACGGGTGGCAGGCGACGTGCAGTAACCACTGCTTCGTGAAATCGCGACGCGACGTCCTCGATCGTCCAAGAGATGTCATGTCGTGCCACGTGAACGCCCCCCAGATCCGTACAGCCGCTCCCCGATACGGCGAATGAATTCACGCTCGATGAAGTCCAGACGCGTGTCCGACTCGCTAACGACCAAGATGTGTTCCTCCCGCCAACCGCGCTGTTTGACGACCTCGACGTCAACGCTTTCCGGCTGCTTGCGACCAAGCGGGCAGCGGTAAGGGGGTATTGGTGTTCTCATCTCATGCCTCCGGCTCATCGATGGACTGGGACGCCCAATGCAGGATCGCCAGCGCGTCAGCCTCGTTATCATCGGTCGGCACATGACCAAGCCTACGCATGGCTGTAATCATTTCGTCCTTGCTGGCGTTTCCCTTTCCGGTGGCGTGCTTTTTGAGCGTGCCGACCGGTACGCCCTGATACGGAATCTGGTGGTGCTCGCACCAGCTGGTGAGCGTGGCGAGGAACCCGCCGTAGGCGTGCGCCGCATCGGTCGAGACATGCCGACGCACCTCCTCGAAATGAAGCGAGTCAATTCCATCTGCATGCGCCTTCAGTTCGGTAAGCCAGCGCTTGAAGCGCAGGAAACGCATCCCGCCGCCTTCGAAGCGCTGCGGCCGAAAGCTCTGGGTACCGCTCGTGATGGCGCCATCGGGCGTACGCAGTGCCCAGCCCGTAGTGGTGCCCAGGTCGAGGGCAAGAATCGTTGAAGTCATGGTCACGGTCCCTTTCTTTGCTGGGACTGACGGATCGGACAGGTTCTGTCGAAACTTCCCATGAGGCGCGCGCGTATGCGCGTATAGGTGGTTACGAGGAACTGCGTCAGATCCGTCAGTCCGATGTATTGACATAGGCTTTCAGTTGTCCGAGTACGGGGTGTAGCTGGGTACCGTCGGGTGCTTGAGACCCAATCCGCGAAACCCTCTCAACCCAGTTGTGTTGCGCCATTTCTCGACCCCACGGCTAAGCAGGAGATCCGAGAAGCGCTTCTGCGAGCCGATGAATTCGCCTGCCGAATCGGCCCATTGCTTCCAGTCGGTAAAGAGCTCGGCAGTGAGGGACTTCGCATTGGGTTCGCTCACGCAGCGCTCCTCCAACCAACGCCCAAGGGCATCCTCGGCCTCGAAGTACTCCTCGGTGGCATCGAGAACCTGCTTGGGTGGATCCAGCCTGCCAATGCGCTGCCACTCGAGGCACCCCTGAACCGCCCATGCGAGGATGCCGTCGCGCTCAGCCAGAAGTTTTTGTTGCAGGTGCTTGTCGCGCTTTTCAGGCGGTACCGTGATCGTGAAAGGGATCAGGTGCAGGCGGCGCTTCATGGCCTCGTCGATATTGCGGATCGCCGGCTTGTGGTTGCCTGCCACAAAGAGCTTGAACTGCGGGAAAAACTCGAAGAAGTCCTGACGCATGAAGCGCGCGGCGATCTTGTCGCCCCCGGTCAAGTTCTTGACCTTGGACTCTGCCCAGCGACGGCCCTGTTCGGTTTCGATGGCTGCCACAAAGCGCGCGCCACGCAACCCGGCCATATCGGTGGGGTGCCGGTCTGTACGGGTCTCCATGAAGGTATCCATCGGCGCATTGGTCGCGTAATCCCCGAGGATCGTGGCCAATGTGTTCACGAACACCGACTTGCCGTTTGCACCGGTGCCGTAGAGGAAAAACAAGGCGTGCTCTCGGGTCGATCCAGTCAGCGCGTAGCCGACCATGCGCTGCAGGTAGGCCTGCAGTTCTTTGTCGCCACCCGTCACCTCATCGAGAAATTGCAGCCAGATCGGGCACTCACCGCCGGGGGTCGCCGTGGTGATCTTGGTCATCCTGTCGGCCCGGTCATGCGCACGCTTTCGTCCTGAGCGGAGGTCAGTCAAGCCACCCGGCGTATTGAGCAGCCACGGATCGGCGTCCCACTCGTCGGTCGTCGCCGCATGCCTGCGGTCAGCTCGGGCCAGTCGCTCGACGCCGCTTACCGTACTGGCGCTTGCCAGTTTTGCTGCAACCTTTGGATTGGCGGCCTTCACTGCGGCGTGACGACAGACGCTACGTATCAGATCTGTCGCAGCAAGCGTGTCCTCGGTGCGCCAGCGACAGCCGTCCCAGACCAGCCAGCGACCCCAGGTGGCGACGTAGCGCCAGTCCCGGTGGAAGCGGCGCGTGAAGGCCAGGGCGAGCGCATCTTCCGTACCCCAGACCGACTCGTCGGTACTCGCCACAGGTTCATCATCGGCGGTGACGTCGTGCATCTGTAGACGTGGGCCGTGGGCGAGGAAGGTACCCACGTCGAACCCTTCTACGATGGCATCCGCCGCATCCCATCCCTCCGTAGCCTCCTCCGGCGGATAGAGGATGTGGCAGGTCCGCGCACCGGCGGACAAGATAGCTTGAGCCGCCTGCGCTGCGTACTCCCAGCCCGGTTTGTCGCGGTCAGGCCAAATGAGGACGGCCTTACCCGCAAGAGGCGTCCAGTCGGTCTTTTCGACCGGAGCATTGGCGCCATGCATCGCGGTAGTGGCGACAATGCCTGCGTCGATGAGCGCCTGCGCACACTTTTCACCCTCGACCAATACCACCTGGCTGGCGCCCACCAGTCCAGGCTGGTTGTAAAGCGGTCGCGGGTCAGGCGGGGCCATCTTGCGACGCTTCGCATCCCATGGTCGGAACTCTTTTTTCCGCCCCGGCGGGTCGTAGCGATACACGACAGCAATCAGACTGCCAGCCGCATCCAGGTAATCCCACTTGGCAGTCGCAGGCCCAAGATCGTCGACCGGCGCTTCCTTCCGAGTCTTGCGTGTGGGCGTTGGCGGTGCACGTCCAACCAGGTCAGCAGCCGCATCCAGTACACGTGGGAAGTCTGCGTGGACGTCAACGCCGCTGTGAGCTGCGATCAGGTCAAAGATGTCGCCGCCGTCCCCGGTAGCGCGATCGGTCCAGAGGCCCGTTTTATCGCCTTCAAGAACAACCTCCAGACTGTCACCGGGACTACCCAGCACATCGCCGATCAGGAACTT